CCAGTCTGCCGTAGCAGTCGTTTGGGCTGATATGTCACGGTATATCACCGTGTCGTTTTGATATGCAGTAGCATATCTAATTGGTAGCGGATGAGGGACTCGAACCCTCGACCTTCAGATTATGAGTCTGACGAGCTGCCACTGCTCCAACCCGCAATAAAATTTGCCCCTCCCCGAAGGGAGAGGACTTTAGCAAGCCTACGCGGCAGCGCCTTCCGAGCCAAAGGCTCCACGGTAATCGGACCAGCCGAATGAATACCGCTCACGCGCCTTGTAGCGCATGTTGCCAGTCTCGAAGTCACCTTCGATACCACGGCTGACTTTCTTCCGCACCATGTGCTTCAGACCATCAGGGCAGTCCGTGATGATGAACCAAGCGTCCGCATCTGTGAGACGATGGTTGATCTTGACGCCCTTCGGCAAGATGCCCATGCTCTTTCCAGCATTGACATCATTGTCGCCAGTACCTGAACGGTAAGGGCTTGCGAGGATTCGCTCTGCGATGAACTGCAGCTCAGTTGGGATGACAATACATTCTGCCTGTACCGCAACTGGGATGCCACGTTCGTCTACCCAGTCAGCGATCTGGATGATTGCTTCCTCGATAGATGCCTCAGAGAGATCAGCCGGGGTTGCCAGCTTGTTGCTCTGAGTGCCACCACCCCACAACGGATGAGCCGTTGAGAACAGTGATACGCCGTCGCCACCAACAAAGTTGGCGTCGAATCCGTTGTTCAATACGTTTGAACCCTTGACTTCTTTCGTATGTTGCAACGAACGAGCCAGAGCTTTAGCGTACTTGGAGCCCAATGCTCCGTAGAGACCGTCTTCCTCAGCTTCCTCTGTGATAGAGAATGCGAGAGCGATTGTCTCGTGATTGTACCGTGCGACGTAGGATTCTGCTCCCTCGTCGTATTCGATTCCAGCGCCTTCACCTTTCACAGGTGCGGCACCGAAGCCAGCCATCAGTACATCTTCCTCGAAGGCTTTACCGGAGGTGGTTACTGCAAAGAAACCACGCCATTCCTCGGGATACGACTTGTAAGCCATACCGAAGACGGTGTTCAACCCTTCTTGAAGTTGCTTGCGAAAATCTGCGCGATTAAGAGCCATTTCTAGTGATCTCCCTTATGCTGCGCCATCAAGCGCCGCGCCGAATGCCGGACGAATGAACTGGACTACCGCGAGGGTACCCGTTTCATCTCCGCCTTCTTCGCGAGGACTGATTTCGACTAATTGAAGCAAAAGACCAGTAGCTGCAGCGTTCTTTGATGCTACATCGAGCTGTGCGCTGGAGCGCCCAGTCGTTGCATCACCGCCGGTGCCGACAGTCGTGGTCAACGCGAAGTAAGCACCAACATCGTCTTGGGTCATTTCTGCGTTTGCGTGGATGAGGAATAGTGCGTCGTTGGCGTCGTAGACACGAGCCTTGACCACCGAGCCAGTAAACACTGAGCCGGGAGCCGGCCAGTACGGACTGAAAACGATGTCACCATTTGCGGCTTTGTACTCACAACCGTCGAACACGCCGAAGATTTTGTTGGCATCATCTGCAACAACAATCACTTGGCCGTTCGTGTCAATCTGTACAGGTTGACCCACATAGAAAACGTCACTGCCGTTACCAGCAATGCGTGCATCTACGCTACGTTGTGGAGTACCATTCTTGGCCTTGACCGGGTCGAAACCGCGGGGGCCATTGGCATTGGGTGTGAAAGACATTCTTTCGTTCTCCATGTTAAGAATAAATCCAACACAGAGAACGAAAGGTCTTTAGCTGATTTTACTCAGCGGCAGGGTCCGAGGGAACTCTGAGTCGGCGTTTGGTGACCTGAGTCTTCGCTGTCCGCGCAATCCGTGGGCCTCCGCGTGAGACATTACGAAGATCATTCTCAATCCCTTCGATCATCTTGTCTCGGCGCTGCATGTAGTATGCGTTGCGCTGCTCAGCCTTTGCGATTGGCATTTCACAAAGAATCAAATCTTCAACACCGATAACGCTCCCCAATCGGGAGTGAAGGAAAGTCGGTGGTGCATACCCCTCAGGAACTGTTTCAGCCTGACGAGGAAGCCATCCTTCACGAAACTTTCGCATTGAGTTGCGACTGTCATCCTCGTTACCGAGTTTGATTCGAATCCACCTCTGGGTGTATCCGGGTCGCGGCTCTGGTGCATCCAGTTCCGCCGGCCTTACCCACTCCTGTGTCGGAGCCGGAAGGTCGACCGTGCCCATCTCAGCGGTCGTTTGCTGAGCTGTGCGTTGTTCATCGGGCTGTTCAATGTCGTGGACATTCTCAGCCTCGATCTCGGCTCGCAATTCATTCTTGAGTCGAGTTCTTGCAGCCTTCTTAGATGCTGCCCTGCGTTCTGCTTTGGTCATTGCCATGAGTAATTAGCTCCCAGACTTGTTGGATGCCCATTCCCGAATATGTTCCGGGTTCTTGGGGTCCATTCCGAAGACCACCATCTGATCCTGATCTGCCTTTGTCAGGCGTATCTGTCCAGATCGAGTCTTTCGTGCTTTCCGAGCACCAGCTTTGCTGGTACCACCTACCGCGCTTCGTCGGCGCTTCTTGTTGGCTGTCTCAGTCCGTTTTCCCTTTCGGGTGGACTTCTTAGCTGGCTTGACGATTTCCGGAAACTGTACCGCGCAAATCTTTTCGATTTCTTCGTAGTACTCATCCGTGTTTCGATCAAAGCCCCGGTCGCTAACCATGCTATCGGCAGACAACACCACCCTCTTGAATTGCTGGTTGGTGTGGAACTGGGGGTACTTCTTTAGCCACTTCAGACCCGCCGGTGGCGTGCCATCTGTGTCGGAAGTCCCACTATCAACTTCATCCTTGGCCTGCTTCAGCTCGGTTTCCGCGGTCCTGACCTTGGATTTGACGTCGAGGATTTTCTCGTCGATGTCAACTTCCTTCGCAGTGTCGCCTTCTTCCTTCGCGTCAATCTTGGCCTGACGTAGACTTTTGAGTTCGCTTTCCGCCTCTGCCTTGGTGATGTTGAACGCGCCTTCCTTTCGGATCAGCTTGTTCTCTCTTTCCAGTTTGGCAAATCTGGCGTCCGCATCGGCTCTGTCCTGCTTCCGAAGTCTTCGTTCCCGTTCGATTCGCTTTCGGACGTTCTTGGAGTACTTATCGTCATCCTCGTCCTCATCTTCATCTTCGTCGGAATCTTCGTCTTCGTCAGCTTCGTCGGCATCCTCGTCTTCGTCTTCGTCCTCGTCCTCGTCCTGATCTTCGTCAGAATCAAGTTCTTCGAGTTCGTCGTCGTCATCTTCGTCGTCGTCTTTGAAAGGTTTGTCGTCGTCCTTATCCTCATCTTCTGGCGGCTTCCAATTTTCATCGGATTTTTGTAGTGCGGCCTTGATGATGGGGTTGTCCGTATCTGACAAATCTACATCGAGTTCGGGAAGACTATCGTCGGGGTTGCCATGCAAGTCGTCGAAATCAGATTCAATCTGATAGTTCTTCTTACCCATATTTTCCTCCAGCTAAACGCTGTGCGCCCACACACAGGTGCGGACATGCGTATGATAAGTCTTCTTCTCTCAAAATTGCAAGTGAGAAAACCTATAGTTTCACCTAAACAAAACCCAACTCAAACGTCGACCCACGAGTAAAAACTATTCTCGTCGTCGATGATCGCGTGGATATCGGTGTCGTTCATGAGGAGAAGGTAGTTATCACAACCTGACGGGCGGATTTGCATTCCACCGTACGGACTGTAGATAACGACGTCGCCAACTGCCGGCTTCACTTCCCACTCATTCATGTTGATACCGCCCTTGGTTACGGCGGTGAATGCGGCCTCGCCCATGGCAAGGATGGTTCCCATGTACACAAGATGCTCCTGTGCCGCACGGGTCGCGCTCACATCGATACCGCCGGCAGACTCTGTCTTGCCTTTCTTCGGTTCGATAATGACTTTCCATCCCATGACTATGGGGATTTCTGGATACTTACTCATCTTCGAGTTCCTCCAATGAACTGTCGTCTGATTCTTCAGCTACGTGAAATTCCTCGAACAGTTCGGGAATCACGATGGTGAGTTGTCGCTTGGCTTCCTTGTAGCGACCAACCATACCTGCGTACTCATGCAGCGGTACGCCCTCAGCGATACCATCTTTCAGGATATCCACTCGCTCTTGTGCGCGTGATACTAACTCGTCATGCAGCCATGACACGCCGCTAGGAATAGCGACCTCGATTGCCTCCGACATTTTGCCTCCTACTTATAACCTATATGTTATTGTTTCATAAGGAAATAATAACGCATGTGTTATTTCTCAGCTTCCTTGGCGATGTTCTCGCGTCTTTGAGCTGACTGGTTCTGGCCTCCACTCCGCAACCTCCTGAGATAACTCAGTAACTCACGGAACCCTTTGTTCAATTCTTTCGCCGCATTCGCGAACTTCCGCGGCGGTATTTCCTTCGTCGACACGCTCTGGCTACGCAAGAACGCTCGCGCCTTCCGCACCTCCGGTGGAGTGGCCGCTGCCATTATGCGTCAAGCTTCGCCACTCGCGCAGCGTCATCGAGCATATTGTCAGCACCCTTCTTGCGGTGATCCTGATCGGCTGAGCGCTGTTTGTTGTCCTGATCCTGATCGGCGGTCTCATCCTTGATCTTCATATTGACGCCGTGCTCGTCCTCGCGATGACCCATTTTCTGCTGGTGGGTCTCATCGTTGTGCTTGAGCTTCTGCTCGTGCGCGGCCTGTGCCTGTTCTTCCTCGGATGGCTCCGGCCCCTGTTTCGGCGGCGGAGGTGCAACCTTCTCAGCAACTGCGCGAGCGATCATGTTGTCGACTTCGATATCAACGTCTTCCGCATCGCGGATAGCTTTGAAATCTGTGTCCGGCATCTGCTCGCCCAGTTCCTGCTCAATGCGGAGCCTGTACGCCATGGCGTGATGCTGAGCCAAATGCGAACTCATGTTGATCTGACCAGCGGCCATGACCTGTTCGTCGAGGCCCATGCCACCAGCTTCCTGCATGAATAGCTCGTGCGCCTGAATATGGCTGGCGTGGTCCTGTTCCGGGTAAGCTTCGACCGCTCCCCCAGTCAGGATGATCTGATTCTCGGTTACCGGGTCTAAGCGCTTGGTTCGTTTCTTTGGAAGCAGCCTTTCAGGATTTGGTGTTCGAAGGGCCTTATGCATGTCCAAGTGGGCCTGACGCTTGGCCTCATCATCATACAACTCTGGGTTGGTGTTGATAAGTTCAAGCGTGGCCTGAGCTTGCGCAACTCGCTGTACGTTAGAGTGGATGTTCGGATCGCTGACCGGGATGATGTCGACCCGCCCGTCAAAGTCTTCGCGAAGGACGCTTCGATCTCCGCCAACAACTTCGTACGGATACTCGTCATCCATGTGCTCATAATTGAGTTCTGCGAGGAGCTTAAATTCGAACTTGGCAGCTTTATGGATTCGCTTGTGAATACCTGAGTAAACCTTGCTTCCCTGCTCGATGAGGGCCATGGTCGTGCCGACCGGTCCTTTATTATCTGCTGCACCTGTCATTGCCTCCGTGGTGGAGCTGAACCCCTGAATACCCTGCACCAGCAGCTCCAGTGTATGGAACAGCGCCGGCGACGGCTCTTTGAACGGTGGTGTGTAGAACGACTTCGCCAAGTCCTCGGCGGTCATGTCTACGTCCTTCCAGACACCCGGCGTGAATATAAACTCGCCAGCTATCTTTGATTCTTTGGATTTGAATCCGCCCTGCAGGCTCGCCGTAGCAGCACCATCAAGGAGCGCACGGAGGGCACCGGAAGCAGCCTTGCCCAGTGATCCGATGATATGTAGGTAACCCCATCCGTAGAAACCAAGACCGGGCAGGAATTTGTAGTGGATGAAGTGGATTCGTTTCTTTCGTCTTTCGTCATCTTCTTTCCAGAGTCGTCGGCAGGCGAGAATCTCACCTGAGTCTTTTTCAACGGTGAACACGTACGGCAGTGCTACGCGCACGCCGCCATCTTCGTTCTCGTCAGGCTGGTCGAACTCATCCATGATGACTTCGGCGTGAACCTCAAGCATCTCATAAACGACATCTTCCTCGGCCCGGAACACTTCCCGGTCATCGGAGATATCCTCCAGTCGGCCCTCGATCTGATCGGAACCGGTGCTGACGGACTTGTTATTCAGGCCAGACGAGTCGAGATTGTCTGAATCGATGAATTCCCCGGATGCTACACGGGCGTTGATCTCGTGCCCGTAAAGCGTGTATTTGTGTGTGTATCGTGGTGCGGTCTTCAGGCTTGTTGCATCATACGGAACAACAAAGTCCTCAGCCGTAACAAATCTTGACACCGAGTGTTCCTCGGTGATATCATGGTAGACCTTCTTGAATGCGCTGCCTGAGTATGGCAGATACATGAGCATCTGGTCGGTGTGCTCGAAGTATTCGTCGTCAGCATCTGTGAGCTGGTAGTTCATGAAGCCGGCTACGCGTGTGGCCTGATCTTCTCGTTCCACGGTGGATTCGCCGACCACCATCGCCTTGACAGGGCCGTCCGCCGGGAATACTTCCTCCATGGCGTTTGCTTGGAATCTGGTCATGGCCTCGGCGATTGCCGGGTGATTGACCGTTGCGGAGCCATCAAACGCGGATGACTCAGTTGGAATGTCTTCGATGCCGATGATCTGCAGGCCATCCTTCAGGCGCAGTTTCCACTTGGATCGACTGTCCTCGTCCTCAGCGACCCAGTCGACCATCTGCAGGCCGAGCGTCATGCGCCGGCCAGAGTCCATCGCTTCAGCGAGGTTGGCGTCATGCTCATCGATATCGACGCTGTCATCAACGCCGAGCTTACCTGAGAGATCAACGACAATGTCCTCACCGTCCTGCACGATGGACACGCCATCCTGAACGACGGAATCCATCGGGTCGTCTTTCATTTCCTCAAGGTAGCTATCTTTGGCCATTAGTGGCTCCTGAAACTCAAATTGTTCTTCGGCGCGGTCGTCCGCTGCCGGATACTGGTGTTCATTTTATACAGCCCCAGCAGCTTGTTTATCACGCCGCCGAGCACCGGTTGCTTTGGTTTGTTCAGGTAGAAGAAAGATTCTTCGCCCTTCAGATTGATCGCGCAAAAAGCAATCCCAGCGAGCTTACCGCTCAATAAGGCCTCGATATGAGAATCCAAATTGCGAGCGACACCTTCCTCCGCTGGCGTTGGTTCATAGTCGTCCATCAGGCATATTACCCCAAAGTTATCCGTAAATCCCCTTTTCACGCCTCGGCTTGAACAAATTCATTTTCCCATCGTCTTCATCGAAATACTCGATGGAGCCCATGCGCCTTAACCAAGCCAGCAGCATAACGACCGTATCAACGTAATCGTCGTACTCGCCGACCGGGAACTTCGCGCATTCGGAGATGACATCTTCACCTTCAGCGTAACCCGGAACATAGAATACACATCCCTGCTCAAGTGGGGCACTGGAAATATGCGCCCGAAGTACCTTATCTTTTCCCCCCGGATCGACGCCCTTCACGCGCAATCCGGACTTTCTTAATTCTTGGATGAGTGACTGGCCAGACGCCTTGCCTTCGATCAGGACCATGTCCGGGTCCCACTCATCGTACGACCGTCGCGCCTCCTTCCTCAGATCGGGGAATGCCAGTTTATCTCGCCACGCCTCCAGCAGGATCGCGCATCGTTTTTCATTGCCGTATATCAGCGACCCGGTTGCCGGATGTATGCTCTCCGGCGTGTACGTGAACACACCCCACGTCGTGCGTGCGGAGAAGTCATTCTCCTCCTCGACCTCGAACGCGGTATCCCAGACCTGCAGGATCATCTCGCATTCCGGCATGGTGCGCCTCTTGTGATGATCCGGATGATGGTCCGGCCATACCCACGGCTGCCACCATGAGCGCTTCAAAATCAGTCCATCGTCAGCCGCCGGGTCCTGCTGATACTGGGAGTTGTAATCCCTCTGGGACATACCATGCGGTGGCTTCAGGCCCTCGGTGGCTTCCTGACCCAGTCGACCGGGGTTGAGCAGCTCACCCTCTTTCGTGCGGGGGTCGACGAAGACCGGTGTGGGCTCGAAGTCCTCATCCATCTTCGCCCTCTTAATGTCACGCGGAAGATACAGCTCGCACTTCTTGAGCGGCCTGTATTCGTTCGGCATCACGAGGTGGACCCACTTACCATCCTCCTCAAGATTAACTCGACCCTCTTTCTTGATGACGTGACCAATGACGTCGGCGTCATGCACGCGCTGACCGACATGCACGATCTGGCCCGTGTTCTGGTTGTTCAGGCGGGAGCGCATCGTGTTGTCGTACCAATCAATTACCTGCCGGCGCTTGACGTCTGAGTAAACCTCGGACGCGTTATGCGAGTCATCGAGCAGGATGAAGTCTCCGCCCTCACCAGTGGTGCGGCCAGATGATGTGATTGCGATTCGGTGACCGCCCTTGGTGTTTGAGTATCTGGCCTTCTGGTTCTCGTCCGACCTGATCTCGAACGAATCACCCCAGCGCTCCTGAAACCATGTCGACTCGATGAGACGACGCGACTTGACCGCGTCACGAGTGGATAGCGTCAAGTCGTAGGAGCTGGTGAGGAATTGCTTCTCGGGGTTATCGATCCATGTCCAGACCGGCCACGCGACAGAGCACGATAGCGATTTCGTCATACGTGGCGGCATCGACACGATCAGGTGCCTGATTTCGCCAATACTGACGTAGTAGAGGAATTCGCATATTACCTGCAGGTGCCACGTTTCGTGGTACTCGGCAGGGTCCATGACATGCCAACCATCTTTGAAAAAGCGATAAAGTTCTCGCCGACCCAACTCCGCCTGTATCTGAGTCAGGTCATGAGCACCGAGTGACATCTACTTCTTTTTGCGTTTCGCTTTTTCGCCCGGTGTGTGTGGGCCACCGGGTGAACCGGCGTTTTCAAGAATTGGGCTTTTGACCTTCCTGATCGGAGGCGGCTTCAGCGGGTTCTTCTTTTGTGATTTGTTCGAACGTGAACTCATTTCTTCTTCCCCTTCTCCGCGTCTTCGACAGCGCCGTCTACACCGCGGTAGTCGCGGCGGTTGTATCCGGGGTCTGCATCAGGCTTCTTGCGCTTGGCTGTGTCCGGAGGTTTCTTTGGACTCGGCGGACGCTTTGGTCGTTTTGGTGCGGCTGCCGGTGGCTTGTAGTTCGGGTCTTTATCTCCGACCTGAGGTCGCTTGCGCGTTGTCTGTCCCGGCTTCGGGCGATCTATTGGCGCGCCGTGCGAGTGTTGTGCTCTCGAACCCATAATGCGTATGCTCCAAATCCGGCATAGACACTAATCGCCAGAACTATCATTGTAATTTCACCTGCGGACATTCGGGACTTCCCGGTCAAGAGTCTTGATGACCTTGACGAGCCGCAGTGCTCTTGGCCCCTGCTTTGCGTCTCCGGTTGTTTTTCGGAAACTGCACGACGTGCGCATCCGTTGAACGGATACGTTCATGGTTTTGACTGCGTCGTTGGAAATGGCCATGCGGGAAGCATAACGAAAAAAGGCCCACCCGGTCCACCCGGATGAGCCCATTTTGAAACAATAAAAAAGTGCTAGTTGTCGAGCGAGACGTCGATCTTATCGAACTCTGGAAACTCCAACTTGGTGAGCGTTTCTGACATTTCAGAAACTTCTGAACTCAGATCGGCCAACC